CTAACTTCGCTATCATCAACAGTTGCATATGCATAATCTGGAGTTGTGATATTTTGATTGAGTTCTAATGCAACTGGAGAAGTCAATCCAAAAAATTGGGTTGAACTTTTATATTCATACTCAAACTGATACTCAACATCATTATCAAATACAACAAGAGTTCCTGAATCGTCAAAACTAAGAGTCGAATCTACGTCAATATAAGTTTGTCCAACAGATACTGGGTTTGTTACTCTTGTTTTGGGGTGAACGGTGAACACAAAAGTTTCAAGTTCTGGGTTGTAGTCTAAACTAAGTCTGAAATATTCTTCACCATCTCTAAAAATTTTCTCAACGTCAGTGATTGTACCAGCTGCTTTAGTGATTCTACTAGTAGCATCTTGATTCAGTGTTCTATTTACTAAGTCTTCTGGATTACCAAGAAGTCTCTCTACAACTAGATCTCTAGTAATTCTATAATCTGCATCTGATGGTTGAATGAGAAAATCTCTTGGCTTGACAATATCAACATCAACCCCATAAAGTAATTTAAATAAAACTTCAAATGAAGAGTTTGCGCCTTTTGCCGAGTAAAAATCTTTTAATTTTGCAACAGCAACTTTTTCATTGATTGCTTCAAAAAATTGAAGATCATCAAACCCTGGAGCGTATTGACGCTTATACTTTTTATATAATTCTGTTAAAAATAGAGAATTGAGATTAAATACGTCTACACCACTACTATGAATTCCTACTAAACTTCTCTCAAAGTCTGGAGGAACAGATTCTGAGGAATAATATGAGGTAATACCAGAAAATCCTCTAGAACAATCAACAAAACTTGTAGAAGTCTTTGTTTTATAATGAATTAGCTCATTATCAATTTTAATAAGACCATTTTTCTCTGGAAATCCGTAAGTATCTGTAACTCTAACAATATCTGTACTATAACCAACAGATTCTGTAGATTCTGTCTTATATACGAGTTCTGCTAACCTTTCTAGGTCAGTGTAAGTATCAATATTATTGATAATGTCAAGAGGACCACCAGGATCTTCAAGAGTTCTATAGTAATCTACTAAAAACTCAACGAATTCTGGATACTGATCTCTAACGTACTGAGGAACTTGGTCCTGGACGAGATTCTTGATTTGAACTCTATTATGCATATCTTTATAACCTTACGTATGCGCCGTTTAAGTAGCTAGATGATACTATGTATTGAGATCCAGAGAGGTCTGCTCCAGAAGAAATAACATCAGAGACCATTTTTACTTCAGATGTAGTTGTGTCCAATTGTAAGTAAAGGTCTTGAAGTCCAATAACGTCGTTTGACTTTGGAATTACGGCTACCTCCATAATATTATCGCCAAACCTAAGTTTAGATGTATTTGTAAAATTCAAAGCATTTAATTTGATTTCACCTCTCTCATAATCGACAATACCTACATTTTGTCTTACGATGATTGGTTGTGAGGATGCATTCAACTTAAACAAGAATACATTTCCAGTTAATCCGTCATTATTTGGAATATCACTGAAGTAAACTGTTCCTGCTATCCCCTCAATTTGAACTCCACTAGTTTTGAAATTGTATCCGCTTTGGTTCTTGATATGTATCTTATTACCAAAGCAAATTTCATTCTCACTGAATACATTTAGTGTGAGCTTTACGTCTCTTCTAATAGCAATTGAAGTGATATTAGAAGTAATAGCGGCAGATGTGTCATCAATAAGTTTTAAAAACTTACTGTATCTAAACCTAGAACCATATCTATTTAACTCATCAGAAGAAGCGTACTTTTCGATATTTTTTGATATCAAAGACTTGAGATTCTCTGCAGAACCAAGATTTTGGTTATAGTATACATTACTATAAAACTCAATATACAAGTATTTTAGATCAATAAATTCAGGTATAATTCCCGCTACAGCATACCTTCTCAAAAGAGTCTTAATATTATCTTTAACAATATTAGGTAAATATGAACCATTTTGTGGCTTTACCGTAATAAAGACTTTTCCATATCTTGGTGGAGACAATTCTTCACCACCAAACACCGATACAGATTCTGCTTCTGGATAAATTTGAGGAATTAGTGCTTCATAATCATTTGCAGTAACTGCTCTATTCTGAGAAGCATATACTCTTGGAGCAAGTTTCTTGATAGACTCCACAGATTCTATAGGAGCGCCGTATGCGGTGCCCTGGATCGTCTCTACGAGGGGTGAAGTGATCTTTATGGGTGATCCGTTGTTATCGACAAATCTACCCGTAAATGAGAACTTATTGATGCCGTTTGCACGCTCTCCATTCGTCACAATATATGTGACAATAATATAATTACCATTCTGTAGTTTACTTCCAAAACTACCATCACCAAAGATCAGTTCATATCTAGAATCTGCAATTTCATTGATGAAGAATACATCATCAGTTGCTTTGACAGTGGTTAAATTATCTGCTCTCTTATATACTCTCGTTACATTACTATTTCTACTCTCTCTTACTTCAACTCTAATTTGCTCTGTATCAATACGAGCGTTTTGAAGGATAAACTTTTGATTTTTATTGTTTGAATCTACTGTAAAGGTATTTTGAACATATGCACCTTCGTAGATTGTAATGGAATCAAAAGACGCTGTATTTGAACTTACAGGAACAGTGATATCTTCTGGAATAGTAAAAATATAGTTCTTTCCAGCATAACTTGCTGATGAAGTTGCTACAATACCCTTTTTAAGTGTTACAGATACTGGATTAGTTGTAAAACTAGTGAGGTCTAAGTAAAAACTAATTACACCTCTTGCAGAAGTAACTGATCTGGGAATATAACCAAGATTTCTTGCCAAAGATACAACGTTCTCCCTCAAAGTTGCTCCATCAAGGAACACTTCATTGGTAAGCATATTAGCATTGTATGAGCTAATATACGTGTTGTATGCTAAAGTGTCTAATAAGACAGAAAAGTTAGACCCTTCAAAGTCATAGTCAGTAAAAGTACCATCTGCCCTCAGGTAACTTTTTATTGACTCTTTGATTTCTGTAAAATCTAGAGATGAGACGTTGACTAGTGACATTATCGTGTTGGTAGTAATACGAACTGTAACTGCTGTGCTGTTGCATCAATTCCTACAATCAGGTACTTAATGGTAACGTCCATTTGACCATCATCGTAGTTTGGAGTTACAACTACCTCCGTCAAGTCAACTCTTGGTTCATTGAGTTTAATAACAGATTCGATTTCATCCTTTAGTGCTCTTGCAGTAAAGAAGTCAATATTCTCAAATAACAGTCTATTTACAGCACACCCAAAATCTGGGTTAAAAAACTTCTCTCCCTGTATTGTTAGTACAAGATTCTGCACTGAACGGGATATAGCATACTCATTTTGCAAAGAAATTAAGTCCCGCGTCAAAGGATTTCTCTTTAACGTGAGACTTATATCTTTAAACCTGCGACTTACTCGCTCTAATGGCATGATATTTAGGAAAAGTGTACTTTTTTCAGTTATTTAGTACACTTGTTACATATTATTCGTGCCAACGTTCTACAAAATCATCAAATCCACCTGCACCACCGCAAGGACGCTCTAAACGATCTTCTGGAATCTGATAAAGTTCTTCTTTTTGCTTCGCACGGCGTCTTTTTTCTGCCAAAGCAAGGTATTTGTCGCTATCAACTTCTGTAATTAGGGTCATCCCCTCTTCGATAAAGAATTCTCCTTTATCGACCTTGTGATAATTGCCCATTTTTGCTCCTGATTGGTTAAATCAGAACTTTTAGAGGGGTTGCTATCCCTTATTATCTTCTTCTTCTCTCTCTTTTGCTGTTTTCCAAAAATATTCGTCTTCTCGACCCATGCCAAGACGCTCAAAACCGTTCTCGACTGAGTAAAATTCGGTGGAAACCTTGAAATCTGGCATTTTTGGCTCCGCTGGAGTCAAACTATTGTCAAAAATACGTATTCTATTGTTTGGATAGAGTGCGTATTGTCCATTTTCAAGTTTAATAAGGTTGTGAGACTTATGCTCAGCGGGATTTTCGCTTGTTGCATAGTCAATCATATCACAATCTTGATGATAATTGTCTATTGTGCAGATATATGTACCTCTTTCAATGCCATAGTCTCTAGTATATAGTTCAAAGTCCATAGATCCAATGAACTGTTTATTAATTGATACAACTCCATAGTCCATACAGTTCCAAAACTGTAGATTTGGTAGATCCATATCAGGATCAGGAGTCTTTGGTTCCGAGAGAAACGCGCTAATTGGCAACTTATCATACATTGCCGCATATTCTGGTAAATATGTCTCAAAATAAAAAGCACGCCCAGGT